AATACAAAAAATTGCAAGACCAATGGAATGCTCTGGGTGATGATATTAACAAAAAAAATAAATTCGTAAAAGATAATCAGAAAGCGTTTGATGATTTAGGGGTTTCGGTTAAAAATGTTAAAGAGGCAGAAAACCTTTTTGTAGGAAATACAGAAGCATTTGTAGCAGCCACTATTATAAAAGCAAAAGCACTCGCGGCACAAAATCTTGCAGCCAAAAGTTATGAAGAGGCGATAAAACAACAATTAGAAGCAGAAAAGTTACAAAAGCAAATTGACAACATAAAACCGACTGTAAATTTCGGAAATAGAGTTGCTGGTGCTTTGTCTGTCTCACTTACGGCAGAGGATTTTGCAAAGGCAGATATGCCAGATGAAATTAAGAAACTAAACGAGCAAAAACAAAAAGCAATTAATTTGTCAACCGAAGCAATGACAGCTGGAAATGATGCAATAAATGCTACAGTAGAATTGACAAAAGAGCAACAAGAGATTTTAAAGAAAGCAAATATTCAAAATGCAAAATCAACAGGAGGCAGCAAAAACGAACAAAACCAGCGTAATGCTCAAATTCTTAAAGCCCAACAGGAACTTGCAGCCGCAAAAGCCGCAGCAATAGCAGACGGCGAGGCGAAAGAACTTGCACAACTACAAGCATCTACCGACAAAAAAATTGAGGAAATAAAAAAAACATTCAAAAACCAAGAGGATTTTCAGAAAAACGCTTCGAAAGCGGAAAAAGATTTAGTTATTTTTTATACGGAACAGGCTCAAACCGAAAAAACTAAAATAATCGAAAAATATGCAAATCAGCGCGCTCAACAAACGCTTGATACCGAAAAATCAAATATTAGCGCACAACTTGCGCTCGTTCGCAAAGGTAGCGAAGAAGAAGCAAGTTTGAAAATTCAACTTATTGAAAATCAGGCAGAAACCGACAGGCAAAATGTACTTCATAATACCTCAATGACCGAAGAACAAAAAGCCGCAAAAATTAAAGAAATAAACTCAAAATCACTGGCAGATATTTCTCAAATAAATGATGATTGGTACGAATCTGAACGCACTAAAACTATTACAAACGCTGAAAAAACAGCAAAAGAGACCGCTTCTGCACAGGAACTTATACTTAAAGAGCAATATTCAAAAGGTTTGATTTCTAAATATGACTATGAACAGGGAATGCGCGATATTTCAATTAATTCTTTGCAGGAAGAAATTGACGCGCGCCGCAATGCAGGCGAAAGCACTGTGGAACTTGAAAAGGAAATGGCAGACAAACGCATTGAAATTGCAGAACAGGAAAAAGAGGCGCGAAAACAGATTTTTCAGGAACTTTTTAACCTGCTTGGCGATATTGGCAACGCTTTTTTCGATGCTCAAAAACAAAACCTTGACCAGCAAGCCGCCGACCTCGACCATTATTATACTACCGATGCCGAAGCCGCAAAGAAAAATAAGAATTTAAAACTTATTTCCGAAGAAGAAATGAGCCGCCGCCAACTCGAAATCAAGCGCAAACAGGCGCAGGCGGAAAAAGACCAAGCCCTTTTTAATGCATTTATAAATATGGCATCAGGTATTGTTACTGCTTTGGGTTCGGCACCGCCACCTTATAATATAATTTTGGCAGCAATAACAGGGGCGGCTGCAATGATACAGATTGCCGCAATTCAAAGTCGCCCGTTACCAAAGTATGCAAAAGGACGTAAAGGCGGCAAAGGCGAATTTGGTATTGTCGGGGAAAAAGGCGCGGAAATGATGTGGATTCCAGACGGCGCAAGCATTATGCCGAATGCTGATGTTTATGCGGCTTTGCGTGGCGACAAATCGAAGTTTGTAAAATGGGATATGCCTGCAATAGACAGCGTTTGGCAAAAGAATTTACCCGAATTAAATCAGAAACTTATTGCAAAAGTAAGTGCCGAAAAATCGGAACGAATTGATTATGAACGACTCGGACGAGTAGTTGCAAAAAATGTTATTTTTCCAAAAATTCCAAAAAGTAAATCCGTAACCGTAAATGTTGATAGAAACGGAATTTCAATATTGGAAGGTAATACAGAAACGAAAGTTGGTAATTATAAATTTGGCGGAACTTATTAACAGTCCGCAAGTTAGCAAGTTAATAAGTCGGCAAGTCAATGACTTACAGACATATTGACTTACGGACTTGCAAACTTGAGAAATTATGAAACAGGTAAATATTGAACTTATAAGCAATCCAAAGCAGGCGGAATTTTTTATCACTTCGCTTGCGGCGGCGCAACGTAAAAACGCTTACAAGTTTCTGCATTACGGCGGCGCAATTCGCGGCGGCAAAACTTTTGTAACTTTGGCTATTTTAATTCGACTGTGTGAAATTTTTCCGCGCTCGCGCTGGCATATTATCCGCAAAGATTTTCCAAGTTTGCAAAAAAATACCATTCCAAGTTTTGAAAAAATTGTACTTGGTTCGCAAAACTGGAAATTTAACCGCGCCTCATCAAATTATTACGCTTACAACAGAAAAGGTTCTCGTATTTATTTTATTTCGGAAAATATAAGCCGCGACCCGTTTTTGAACTCGTTTCTCGGATTTGAAACAAACGGTTTTTTTTTGGAACAGGTCGAGGAATTATCGGAAAAAGTTTGGCAAAAAGCCATTGAGCGTCTTGGCTCGTGGTATTTGCCAAAAATGCCGCGCGGGTTGATTTTTACTACTTTCAATCCAACTCAAACGTGGATTAAGGAAAAAGTTTACGAACCTTATATTGAAAACAAATTGCCGCCGGATACTTTTTTTATGCGCGCTTTGCCAACCGACAGTAAATATGTTTCCGAAGACCAATACACAGGTTGGAAAAGTTTGTCGGAACGTTATTACAAACAGTTTATTGAGGGCGATTGGACGGATTTTGACGGCGCGGAAGGGCGTTGGCTTTTTGCTTTTTCGGAAAATAAAAACGTTGCAAATGTGGAATGGCTGCCAAATGAAATTACGCATCTTTCGTTCGATTTCAACCGAAATCCGATTGTCTGTTCGGCGTGGCAATATGTTGATGATGTTATTCGCTGCCCGCGCGTTATAAAACTCAAAGATTCTACAATTTACCGACTTTGTCAGCAAATCGAACAGTGTTTTCCAAATGCAATTTTCTTTGTTACGGGCGACGCGAGCGGTGCTGTGCCGACTACAATCAGCAATTTGAACAATTTTGAAGTTATAAAAAATTATTTTCGATTAAGTCAAAATCAAATGAAAGTAAGCCGCAGCAATCCGCGTCTGGAATTTAGTCGTATGTTTTGCAATACGATGTTTGAGCAGGTTAATATTTTGATTGATAAAGAAAATGCCGCGCCTTTGATTTACGATGCCAAAAACGTAAAAGCAAAATCCGACAATACGATTGTAAAAGACAACCGCAATATAGAATCGCAGCAAGCCGATACGCTCGACACAATGAGGTACGCTTTTCACGCTTTTTTTAAGGACTTTGTTAGAACAATCGAATCGTAATGATTAATGTTTAATGATAAATTATTAATAATTAATACTTTAAGAACTTTATAAACTTTTGACTGATATAAAGGACATATTAAAGGTCATCGAAAATGCCCCGCAGGCGTTCAACGATAAACTTCCTGTAATCGAAAAACAGATTTACAGAGAAATTTCAGTTTTGCTTAAAGATTTGAAAACCACGCCAGACGGTAAAATTGAAAGTTCGATTGAAAACCTGCAACTGTTAAATAATATTCGCGGCAAACTGTCAAAAATCGTTGTTTCAAAGCAATATGCGGCAATGGTAAAAGATTTTGTAAGTCAATTTCCTGTCATTACGCAAATGCCGTCCGCTGTTGCAGGTACAGGACTCGACGCCGAAACGCAAAAAATGATTTCGCTAAATACCAAACTCAACATTGACAATACTTTGGAAAGTTTAATCGGTAGCGGTTATCAGCAAAATGTTGTTTCAAAACTTTATCAAACTTTAATCACAAACGTTACCAGCGGCGGCAGTTATGCCGATATGATTGAAACGCTGCGCAATTCGCTTGTTAGCGACGAAAACGGCGAGGGTTTGGTTTCACGCTACGCAAAAACTTATGTAACCGATGCTTTGGGGCAATTTGCAGGGCAAAGCAATAAAATGGTTGCCGATATGCTTGACTCGGAATGGTTTCGGTACGTCGGCTCAAACATCGAAACAACGCGCGAATTTTGCGAACATCTGACTAAAAAAGAGTGGGTACACAAATCCGAAATTCCGATGCTTTTGGAAGGCAAAATTGACGGACACGAATGCGAAATAAACGCCACAACAGGACTTCCCAAAGGAATGAAAGAAGAAACCACGCCCGAAAACTTTATTGTCCTGCGCGGCGGCTGGAACTGCGGACACCAACTAATCCCAACCAACGAGGCGGCGGTGCCGCAGGAAGTAAGGGATAGGATAAAAGGCGTTATAAACACAAATGAAAAAGTAAATATTAATTATAACAATGAAGTTAAAAAATTGACAAAAGATGGTATATATAATAATATGAAAGGCATTGACAAAGTAGAATTTGACGAAAAATTTCTTAAAAAACTGAATTTCCATTCTATAAAAATCGAAGTAAACGCAAACTCAAAAACCGGTTCGTATTTTAGTAAAACTTTACGAAAAATTGTATTAGACACTAAAAGCAGGAGGAAGGCATCAGGGTTTTTCAATAAAGCGTTAGTTTATCACGAGGGTGGACATAGTATTGCACATAATTTTGACTTATTAGATAGTGACAAATTTAATGAAATGTTTAAAAAACATATAGATTTAGTCAAACTGACAGCCGAAAATATTAACGATAAAGGATTGAATATTAGGAGAGGTAGTATGGGCAATGCAGATACAGACGAGAAAGTAAATGCAACTTTAGATACTTTAATGGCACTTACTTCAGGTGATTATGGTTACGGTCATAGTCGTGCATATTTTAGAGATGTATTAAATCAGAAGCAGGAATATATAGCACACGCATTCGAAAATAAATTTGTTGGAAATGATGTTTTTAAAGAATTAATGCCTGAAATTTATGATGATATGGTAGAATATATTACGGATATTATATCTGAATAAGTAATAAACCATCCCATATAGTACCAATAACCTCATAATCGGATAAATTTATTTTATCTAATGCAGGATAATATGCAACTATTTTTTTGTTTTCCGATTCTGCTTTTTTAAGAAAATCCAAAGCATTTTTATTATCCCTATCCATCAACGCATAAGGCAATAATTTCAGAATACTAAAATAATTCGTATTGTTAGCATACTTTTTTTCTATGTAATTCTCAAACTCTTTCATATATTTTTGTGCAAAATTACTAAAAATTATTCAAATTTCACTACTTTTGCGCCTTAATTTTAAAATTTTATATCTATGCAAAAATTTTCTACAAAAGACAGCGAGAATTATCGTTCAAATTATATTGCTGCTGTTATAATCAATAATATAAAAAAACTACAATGTGGTTTATCCGATACCCAAATAGAAGCCCTTATTCCTATTATACGAAATTCTATTTATACCGCTCATGTTAATATGAGGGTAAATCCTTACGCTACGTTTGAATATTTTGACAAATTCGTACCACCAGATTGGCTAGATTGTGAATCGTTAAAGTTATAATCCACTTTTCTTCCAAAGTTTATTTTACCTCAATCTTTATTTCCCGTTTGCAATGCGGGCAAATAATTTTAGAAATTACTTCAGGTTGCTCAAACAACTCTACAATATACACATTCAATGCCTTCGCTATTCTATTTAATTGTTCGGTTGTAGTGTTAGCCCCGTTAATTATTCTACTTAACTGCGCTGGGAATATACCTGTTAATTCCGATAACGCCGCTGCGGTTATGCCCTTTTCTTTTATTAATTCTCTAATTCTTAACATAAAATTATTATTTCGATTTGCAAAATTACTAAAATTATTTTACATACAAACATTTTTGCTATAAAATTATTATAACAAGTAATATTTAACATTATTTTAATAATTATTATTATCTATTAAATATATTGTATTATTATTTATATTAATTTTGCAGCGAATTAATTATGAATAAAAATAATAGTATAAATCTAATTTTTAGCCCTACGCACAAAACGGTCAAGTGCAACAAAATGAGAAATAAAATTGAAATTCAAAAAGAAATCGCGGAATTGACCGCACAAATCGAAGTAATCAAAGAAAAATGGAACACACGCGCCGAAGTGCAAAACGCAATTCATTACGCAAATATTAAAAGGTTACAAGACGCGGTCGACAAATTTAACGACAGCGAGTACAAAATCACGGTAGCAGAGTCAAATTGGACTTTCGACAAATTCTGCGAATGTATTGAGTTGCAAATCAAACGCAACGACCGCGCTTGGGGCGACACGATTAAAATTAAATTCACAGACGGAATGCCAAAAGTGGACAGTTACCAAATTGCAGGTTTCGGAAATTCAGGCAGCGAAGACGGATGGGAAAGTTTTATCGGATTTGCCAGATACACAAACAAACTGATAAATTTTATGCACAAGTTCCTAAATTCGATTGAATTTCAAAGTGCAATAAAAGACATCAAACAGTTTGATTTTGAGGCAAATAAGCCCGAAAGCAACAAAGAATTAATCGAGCAACGTGCGGAATTAGAAAAGGAACTTGCAGCCGTTGAACGAGACGAACTTCTGACAGTTGGCAGTACGATTGAATGGAACGACGTCAACAGATATACTTCTAATAACTGGCGTAAAATGATAGTACAAAGCAAAACAAACAAATCGGTAACGTTAAAATATACAAATTGCAATGCTACCGAAAGAATAAATTTTGGCTCAAATAGAGCGATTTTCAGAAGTTTAACAGTATAATTTTGAAAAAGATATGAACAAAATAACATTAACAATCGGCGTTTTAGAAGCAATTCTAATAAAAGTAAAGGGACAGTCCAATGGGGACCGTTCCAACGGAATGGTAGAAATTGAACAAGTAACACCTGCAAAGTATCACAATACAAGTGATAACGTAAAAGTATATCTGCAAAGCAATTATGCAGAATGCAACAGTAAATTTATTTGTCAAGATTTTTAACCATTTAATATCAGTAAAAATATGAATACCAAAGATTTAGAAAAGAAAATTGACTCTTTAATTAAAAGGCAAATTGCGAGTGATAAATTGAATTTCAAAAATGGTTATAACAACAAAAATTACAATTTACTTCGCAATCAATCATATATGAATGATTTACAGGTAGTTAGAATGTTTTTGCAGGAAAATAACAGTTTGTACCCGAATTTAAAAATTGTAAATTACAATTAAACTAATACATAATCAATTACCTTTCTGTTTGCCTCAAAAACTTTGTTTCGGTTTCGATTTATGTATATTGCGCTCATTCCCTGCAATTTATGCCCCATTGCCAAATCAATTATGCTGTCTGGTATGTCAAGTTCAGCGGCAATAGTAGCCCAAGTGTGCCTCGCCCAGTAGATTGATAAGTACGGAAAAATATGTCTTAAACTTTTATTTACACGTCTGATAAAATTCAGATAATCGTCTGTTTGGTATGTATCTAAAAACGAAAGTAAATATTTTTGTCCTTTATATCTATCAATAATGACTTGCGCTTCGGGTTCGATTTTAAGAACAATCGGAATACCTGTTTTTTCACGCAGGATATTAAGAGTATTGTTTTGAATATCTTTTGCGGTAAGAAATAAGAGGTCTTTTAAATTAAGTCC